GGCAATATTCAATAATAACAATTAAATCAAACACAACTAACATCTTTATAATATAATTATGGCACAGGAAAAAATAGGGTTTGACATAACGGTCAATGGAGTAGAAAGAACAATAACATCTTTTAAAGATTTAAAAAAAGCAACAAAAGATTTAAGAGATGAACAACTTCTTATGTCAGCTAAGTTTGGTGATACATCTGAACAAGCAAAAAAAGCTGGTCAAAAATTAGCAGAGTTAAAAGATAAAGTTGAGGACTTAAACGATTCGACTAAAAGTTTAAAAGGTAGTGGAGTTGAGAAACTAACATCTTCATTTAGATTATTAGGTGAAGGTATTGGTACTTTTGATTTTGATAAAATTAAAACAGGATTTAAAGGAGTTGGTGCTGCAATGTCAGCCATACCAATATTCTTAATAATTGAAGGGTTAAAGTTATTATATGATAATTTTGATAAGATTACTGCAATGTTTGATACAACAACAGCATCAGAGAAAGCATTAGCAGAAGCAACCAAAGAAGTATCGGGTGAATTAGCAAAAGTCTTAGAGGGTGTTCAAAATGTAGAGAATGGGTTTGAAGCATTTCGTAAAGGCACAATATCAAGAGATGAAGCATTAAAAATATATAACGAAACATTAGGTTCGACTTTAGGAACTACAAATGATTTAGCTGTAGCAGAAAAGAATTTTATAGCAAATAAAGATTTGTATATTGAAGCACAACAAGCTAAAGCAACTGCAAATGTTTTGTTTGCAAAGTCAGCAGAGGCACAAGCTAAAGTATTAACAGGTGAAGCAGAAGAAACTTCATTTTGGCAAAAGGCAAAAGCATTTGGGTTACAACAATTAACTGGTGGTATTATTTCTTATTCTGCAAAATTAAAAGAATATAGTGCGGAAAATGTAAAGACTACAAAAAATGAAGCTGACGAATTAAAAAAATCAGGTAAACAACAATTAGATGAATATGAGAAAATTGCTAGTACTTTAAAAACAAATGGTGAGAAAGCTGGGTTAGTAACAAAACAAAGTGTAGTAACTAATAAAAAAGCTGCTGAAGATAAATTTGCAGATGAAAAAAGGTTATTAGCGGATATTGAGAAAGCAAAAGAGGAATCATATTTAAGGTCTTTAAAAAGTGATGAAGCTCGAGCAGTTGCAAAAGCACAATTTGATAATGATAAATTAATTGAAGATGTAAATAAAAGCAAAGCACATCAATCGGTAAAAGATGAATTGTTAAAACAGTTGGCAATTAAATTAGAAAGTGATTTATTAATAATACAAAAGGATTTTCAAGGTAAAAGAGATGCGCAAGAAAAAGCCGATCAAGTTAAAAAAAATGCAGATGATACAGCATTTAGAACCAAACAATTATCGGATGCGGATATAGATAATAAAAAGTGGGTTGCTAATTATTTATCAAATAAAGAATCTGCATATCAATTAGAATTAGAAGGGATAGAAAATAACGATTTACTTAAGCTACAAAAAGAACAGGAGCACCTTGATGAAGTTTATCAAATGAATATTGATACAGCTAAATTATTAGGAACTAATAAAATCGACTTAGATAATAAATATGAAAAGGATAAATTAGCACTTGAAAAAAGAATAGCAGCCGAAACTAAAAAAATAAAACAAGATGAAATAAAACAAGGTTTTGAGAATGTTAAAAATAGTTTAATTGCAGCTCAAGGATTATCAGATATATATTTTACTATCAAATCTGCAAAAGTTAAAAAAGGTAGTAAAGAAGAAGAAGATTTAGCTCGTAAACAATTCAACGTTCAGAAAGCATTTAACTTAGCAAAGGTTGGAATGGATGGGTATATGGCAATATCTAATATTATAGCAACAACTCCAAAAGCTGACTTTGGTATTTCAACGGGTATCTTATTAGCAGCTTCAGCAATTTCAACAGCAGCTAACTTAGCAAAGATAGGGGCGGCACAATTTGAGGGTGGAGCTAGTGCTCCAGCTACAAGTCCTGAATCGGCTGCAAGTATTCCATCAACAACAAGTCAAGCTCCAGCAATATATGGACCAGGTCAAGGGCAATCAACTACCTTTAGTGGTAATCAAAATAATAACTTTGCTCCTGTTAAAGCATACGTTGTAGAAACTGAAAACCGAAGCACTACAAATAGAGTAAACAAATTAGTATCGGAATCAACATACGGATAAATTTAAACATTATTAGATTATGGAATTACCAATAAAGAAAGCAATAATAGATGTCGAAGATTCAGAGATGGGTTTAAAGACAGTTAGTTTAGTAAGTGATCCAGCAATTCAAATAAATTGGATTAAGTTCAACAAACAATCTGAAATCAAATTAGCAATTCAAAACGAAGACAAGAGAATTATATTTACTCCGGTACTTATACCAAATCAATTAATATATAGAAATATAGCTGGTGAGGAATTTAACTTAATGTTCGATAAGGAAACGATTGAATTAGTAGAACAAAAATGGGTTAAAGATAATTTATCAAGTGCTGTAGATATTGAGCATTCAAGTAAATTAATAGAAGGGGTTACATTCTTTGAATCAGTATTATTAAATAATGAAAGATTTGCAACGGCTAAAGGGTTCGAAGGGTTGCCAGAGGGAACTTGGTTTTTAACTGGCAAGGTTGAAAGTGATGACGTATGGACAAAAATCAAGTCGGGTGAGGTTAATGGCGTTTCGATTGATGGGTTATTTAAAACAGCTGAAGTCAATAAAGTAACTATGTCAGACGAACAAATAATAAAAATAATAAACAATTTAAAAACTTTAAACATTATTTAATTATGGAAACAAATGTTATCTCAAAAATTAAAGACTTTATCATTACTAAATTAAGTGTTGATGAACGTGTGGCCTTAGAAGGTCTTAATCCAGTTGCTGCACCATCTACAATGCCAACTGACGAAAAAAAACCAAGTCCCGACCAAACTCCTGCAGTTAAAATGAAGGAAGCTAAAACAGTTGATGGTTTAGTATTTTCTTATGATGGCGAATTAGTTATCGGAACTGCAATCATGGATATTACAAGTGGCACACCTACTCCAGTAATGGATGGCGAATACACAATGGAAGATGGCAACATCGTAACAATTACAAGTGGAGTAGTAGCTGAGATAGCAAGTAAGGCAGAAGAAGCTCCTGAGTTACCTGAAGTAGTTGCTCCAGAATTAAAGATGCCCGATATGAAAACTCAAATGAGTAACATGCAAGTATCTTTAGAAAGTCAAATATCTAGTTTAAAAAAACAAGTTGTTTTACTTAACAAAGTAGTAAACGAAATTTTAAACACTCCAATACAAAATGAAACTAAGGTTTCTAAAAGTTGGGAAGAATTAAGTCCTTTAGAAAAATTTAGACTATCAAAATAATTAATTAATAATAATTTAAAACAAAATATAAAATGGCAATTTCAGCAACAATAGTAGATTTAAGAGGTGTAGCAGTACAACCGATAATCGAAGAAATTTTATTTGCAAATGATACTGTAAATAAGAACTTAGTAAGTTTAGCAACCGATATTAAAGCGGATACAATCTTTACTGAAAATGATAACACAGTAACAGCTCAAGCATTTGCAAGTGGTGCTCCTTCTTCATCAGGAACTTTTGGATTAGTTGATACTTTGATTACTCCAACTAAATTAATGTACTACCAAGAATTTGATCCTAATGCTTTGCGTTCATCACGTTTCAAAACGACTATGAAGCCAGGTGCATGGGAAATTGAATCAAGTGAATTTGGTTCTGTAGTATTAAAGTCTTATGGTAATTTAATTGCTGAAGATTTACAAAATAAGTTTTGGAATGGTGCAACAAGTGCTACTAGAACAGCGGTAGCTGCTTTAACTCCAGGAACTGGTCAAGGTTCAGTAGGTGCTGCAGAACAAACTTTAGTAGCATCAGGTTCAGCTTCATTGCTAGATGGTGTTGCAACTAGAATGATTTATAATGGTGGTGCTTTAGGAACTCGTGTTAAAGTTGCTGGTACTACTTTAGATTCAAGTAATATCGCTACTGAAATGGCAAAAGTTTACAATGCAATTCCCGCTCGTGTTTTATTTGGAGCTGTTAAACCTTTTATCTATTGTCCTTACAATGTAAAGCAATTTATAAACGTTTATAACATTACAGCTACTTATCGTGATTTATTTGCGGTAACTAATTTAGGTCAACCGACTGAAGCTTATTTTTACAATGGAGTTCAATTACAATTTGTTCCATTAGCAAGTAACGTTTTAATCGCAGCAAGACCAGATTATATTTATTGGTGTACTGATTTAACTTCTGATATCAATAAATTTGAAGTTAACAAAATTGCTTTCAACAGAGAAGATATGTTTGTAAAAAACATCATGACAATATTCGCTCACGTTGTGAATCAAGCAATGAATGTTCTTTACGTAGGATAAAAATTAATGGAGGGGCAACCCTCCTTATTATAAACAATTAAAATTATAAAAAAATGGCGTGTATTTTAACAAGCGGCTACACATTTTTAGGGTGTAAAGCAGGAGCGGGTGGAATAAAGAATGTTTACATTACTGAATTTGAAAACAACTCAGGAACTGGTTATACTTTTACAGCAACTGCTGGATTAGTTACAGCTTACACTTTAGCTACAGGCAAGAAGTATCGTGTTTATTCTTTGGATAAAGAGATGGGAATGTTTACAAGTCCTGGTACTTATACTCCAGCTTCAGGAACTATTTCTTACGAACCACAAATCGATTTCACTATTAAAAAATTAACTACTGCAGTTATTCAAGAAATTCAATTAGTTGCTCAAAACGTTTTAACTATGATGGTTCAAGATGTTAACGGTGATTATTGGTTATTTGGTAAGGATCAAGGAATGGATTTATTAACTTGGAATCTTGAAAGTGGAACTGCAATTACTGATTTTAACGGGCAAAAACTTTCTTTTAAAGGTAAAGAGATAGCTCCAATTTACAAAGTAACAAGTTCTTTAATTGCTAACTTAATAGCTTAATAAGTAACTTTTTAAAGTTAAGCTCAGGCCCGTAAGCTTGAGCTTTTTTTTTAAATAACAATTTTGTATATTTAAACATTATTAAAGTAGTGATAACGATAAACAAAAATACTTCGAATACAGTTGTTTTAACACTTACTGAAAAATGTTTGTTGAATAATCCTTATTTTTTATTTGAGTTTAAAAACGTTTCAACAAATACAAAGCAATTTATTATTCCTATTGATAACAGTACGCAAAAGGATAGGTTTAATCAATTTACAATAGTAGAAACAACAACACCAACAATCCCTCAAATCAAGTTGACAGTAGGGGATTATGAATATACAATTTACGAACAAGCGAGTAGCTCGAACACAAACCCAGCGGGATTAAATGTAGTTGAGGTGGGTTATGCAACTTGTTATGATTTAACTACAGTTACCTTTGCTGAATACCAAGGTGGCACAACAACTAATAAAGTTTATAATGGCTAAAAAATTAGAAGTATATAATGACATAATTACTATTAAGATGGATGTTAACCAACTTCCTACTTATAAAATTGATACTGCTGGTGAGTTTGTTAAGTGGGGCAAAGACAATAACTTCCCAAAAGAATTATTAAATTCTTACAACAATCACCCTGAGCATGCTGCTATTGTAAAAGGTAAAGCACGTTATCTTAGCGGACTGAAAATAGTGCCAAGTCAAGATTTACCACAAGTTCAACAATTTTTAGCCAAGGCAAATAGGTTTGATAGTTGGTATGAATTAAGAAAAAAATGTGATTCCGATAAAGCAATTTATGGAGGTTTCGCATGTCAAGTAACTACAAATTTAATAGGGCAACCGATTGAGTTTTACCATTTAGATATGGGTAAGATAAGACTAAGTGCGGATAATTGCGGAGTTTGGTATTCAGAAGATTGGACTGCTAAAAGTTATCATTTAAAGAAAACTTACTTTCCATTTTACAAGGAAGGTTTTATAGGTGCCTCAATTTACTATTCTAAGGACTTTACACCGTCTTTAAATGAATTAGATGGACTTTACCCTTCACCCGATTATTCAAGCGTTCTATTGGACATTAATACCGATATTGAAATCAGTAACTTTTTTCATAGTTTAGTAAAGAATGGATTTAGTGCTGGTCATATTATAACTTTTTTTAGTGGTAAATTAACACCTGAAGTTAAAGAAGATATCAAAGAAAGATTTCAAGAGAAACATCAAGGTACTCAAAATGCTGGTAAGGTAGTATTAAGTTTTACTAATCCCGATGGCAAAGGAGCAGAAGTTGTAAATGTAACTCCAACAGGATTAGCGGACCAATACGAAGCGTTAAATAAACGTAACCAACAAAAGATAATAACAGGACATAACGTGCCGGGAGTGTTGTTTAAAATCAAAACTGAGGGTACTTTAGGAGATCGTAAAGAATTAGATTTAGCACATGAATTATTTATTAACGAATATGCTAAGATTGAACAAGTAGCTTTTAATAAGTTTATTGATAAAATGTTTAAACTAAAAACTGGTTTAGATATTACATTTGAAGTAGAA